CACTTGCTGCTTGAACATTAGGATCAGCAATATCAGCTTCTTGAACTATAAGTCCATCTTTAATATCACGAGGATCACCACTAACTAAAGATGCACGAAGAATGGTGTCAATAGACCAAGTAGCGTTAGATGGCTTAATAATTTGATCTTTTGGATAAGAAATACTTACAGTTTCACCATATAATAACTTAAAGAGATACGCAATACTAAAAGATGTACCTTTAGATGAATAAAAATCTTTAATTGATTTTATAGCATTTCTTACATCAATCTTTGTATAATCTAAACTTGGAACATCTGGAAGGAATTGTTCTGTATATTTGTCAAGAAGTCTCTTAACAAAGAGTTGATCTAAGCATTTTACTGCAGTATCAACCTCTGCAGCTGTTGCAACAGTGTCATTTGTGAAAACTGCGTTACCATCTTCAGTATATGCAGTAATACCACTTGCTGCTCTAGCACAACCTTCAAATTGTGCCTTTGTATACTTACTACCATTCTGATTTACTGTAAATCCAGTAACCTGATTCAATCCAACTGTAGCAGAAGCTTCTGCGGATGGTGGAGATTGAATAAAGATTGTTGGTGGTTGTGCAGAACTATACCCACTACCAAAATTAACAATATTAATATCAATGATTCTACCATTGAATATTGATGCAACTGCAGTAGCTCCAGTACCACCAGCATATGCTCCAGTTCCATCTGTTCTATCATCTAAGATGTATACAGAAGGAACATCATCATATCCACTACCACCACTCAATAATTCAATAGAAACAACTCTTCCATCACCATCAACCTTAGTTTCTAATACTTGAGCACCTATAGGATCCTTTATTGCTATTCTAGGAACAGTTTCATACCCTTGACCAGAATTTAATATATTAATACTTTCAACTTGACCATCTACCATTACTGCCTGTAATGAAGCTTTAATACCATCTTCACCTGTTGGTTCATCAACATATATTTCAGGAACAGTTGTATATCCAAATCCCTTCTCTAAAACTTCAATAGTTCCACTAATAGAACCCCCAATTATCGTTGGAGTGCCTATTTTTGCCCCACCTGGTTGCTTAAAAGTTAATCTAGGTGTGAAAGTATATCCACTACCAGAATTAACTATTTCTAAACCACTAACTTGTCCATTAGTGACTGTTGCTTTTATTTCTGAAGTTTTTGCACCAGGTTTAGTTGGATCTTGAACAATTACAGTTGGTGGATTAGTATCACTATAACCTTTACCACCATCCAATAACTTAACTTCTTTAACACCATTAACAAGTGCTGTTGCAGAAGCACCACTACCAGTTAAACTATTAATTGATACCTTTGGTGGATACTCATATCGATAATTATTACCATTAACACTTGTAGAAATATTTGTAAGCTGACCAGCATCATCAATACGAGCATATCCTACAGCATCAGCACCAAAAGAAGGAATTGGTGCTTCAACAGCAAATAATTCCAAATATCTACCATTTAAAGGTGGATTTTTAAATATAAATTGATCGTGGTCAATATAAAATTCTTCTTTTGGTATTAAAAGTTGATTGTCATATATCGCATAAACATATTCATCAATAACTGGTTCATATCTTTCATTGTTCCTAGTAATAGTAAATTGTCTCTTATCATCACCAAAACTATTTGATATATTATCAATTTGTACTATAGGACTCTCAATAAAACCACTCATATATGTTATAGTAGTGGAAGATGTGTCATCAGCATCCAATTTTGCTCTAGGAGGCTCAGTAAAGACAATATCAGTACCATCTACAGTAAAATCTAAAAGAGGTACTTGTAATTCACCATATACTTTAACAATTAAATGCTGTGCAGATGGTGGAGCAATAGGATTATCTTGTGATGTTAACGGAAATCTCTGCCTAGAACCATCAAAAAGTGCTAATGGACTTGCAAGACCAGTCCATTTTAACTGAACCTGTTCATATGAAATACCTGGACTTAACGCAATATTAGGTGAAGCTGTTGTTCTCTCGTAATATACTACTTCATCACCAATTAATAATGATCCATTCTTCTCTAAGAAATCATCAACAGACTCTACAATTATCTTATCATCAGTCGCAGTTATTGGTTCTACAATCTTTGTCGCACCATCAAGAATCCCAACATCCAGTTTATCAATATCCAGATATTGTAGGAAATTATTAACTATATTCTGTCCTAGACCAGTCTTTTCTTGAGATCTATAATAGTACTCAATAAACTTATTAAACAGTGGATAATCCTGTTCAATAAAATCAGGAGTTAATGATTTAACTGACTGAGAGACCTTATTCGTATTTGCCATCTAATTTTAGAAACAAGTCGAGCTGTTTGGATCACCTGTATTAGTAATCTGAGTTACCTCAACCAAAGTTGGTGTTTGGTTAAATGTTTGTGGTGTCAAACTATTTAGAGGGATAGTGGTAGGTGGAATAGTTCCAATTGGTGCTACCGTTACTTCAGGATTAACTACATTAATAATAGTACCAGGCGTTGACGCTGGAATTGTCGTATTATTGCCTGGTATAAAGAGTACTGGGAGGTTTAAATTCGTAGGTAATTTAGTAGGATCTATAACAGTACCTATTCCTGTTACAGGATCGGTTAAATCCATATTTGTTGTATCAGGAACATCATCGCCTGCACCAACAATATTAATAGGACCTATACATATTTCACCAGTATCGTAATTAATACTACCAGCAGTATTATTAGTATATACCTTCTTATTTCCAGTATTATAGAATGTTTTTAGTTTACCAAATCCATCATCTTCAAATAATTGATCGATGCCTGGTCTATCAGCAGTTCTAAAGTTTCCAGAAAGTATAACTGGCTCTTTATTACATGCTCCATCTGTATTACTAGGAGCACTATTATAAAGAGCACCACCAGTAGAAATACAATAAGTATTTGTCTGGTTGGCATCTGCTCTAATATACTTTAAAAGAGAAGTTTGAACAGAAACGTCACTAACTGCCTTATCTGCTAAAGCAATTGCTTTTTGGAACTGTTGGTTTCTAAACGTAGAGTTGAAATTATTAATTTGTGTTTGAGTAGCCCAATCATTAATAGCATTCTGAATATTTGTTTTAATATCAGAAGTATTACTCGTTACACCAGTATCATAAAGAACAAAGACTTTAGGATAGATATAAAGCTCATCTGGATCGATAACAACAGGATCTATAGATGCCATTGAATATGATCTTAATTTTGTCTGTAAATCCTTCTTAGATTGGTCGTTCAAAAGAGATCCAGTCTTAGTTTTAACAGCAACGTATACTTTACCGTATATCGGAGGTGTTAAAGAATCTCCACCATAAGCAACAACAGACTCAGCATTAGAATAAAGATTTTTAGTAATAACAGCGTAATCCTGTGCTGTTACTGCTCTATATTGAGAAGCATAGAATCTTGGAGCCATATACTTAATAGATTCTATTGTTTCTGGGTCATCACCCATTTGAGAACGTTGTTTAGTATGAAGAATAATATCGGAGTTAGCTACTGCTATATTGTTACTATCTTCCATAGTTCCAATATAACCAAATCCAGTTACTTCATTTGCTTCTTTTCCAGAACAAGTCAAATATTCAAAATTAATAACCTCACCATCTTTCAATTTCCTACCAATACTATCATCACCAAATCTTACCTGATACCTCATATCCTCGCCTTCAGAGAGGAAGTAACTACGTGTATTACCACTTAGGTTAGTAACAGTTTCTACCATGTTATAAAGGTCTGAAGTGGTAGAAGATTCGTTAGCTTTAACTGTAACTCTTAAAGTTTCTATATCAGCGTCTTCAGAAGGGATTTTATATTCTTGAGTCTGGAAAGTATTAACAGTATACGAAAAATTGATTATAGACCCTTCATTAATAGTAACTGAAGGAAATGTTGCTTTACCAGTTACAGTATCAACCTCTACTGTAATATCTTCTAAGATATTCCAAATATAATTACTACCTCTTGCAACTGGTCCTCTTTTTAAGGTAACTGAACTAGGATATGCCTGATTAGTTTGAGATGTCTGTACTTCCAACATCACACATGCTTTAGCACATGTAATTGATCTAGGAACATAATTTAATAGTTTAGCAATATTAACAACATTATCTCTAATTGTAGATGATGGCAAAAATACTTCATTCATTGCCATATTAGACATAAATGCAGAATAATAGCTATTGTACGCTAAAACATCAACGAGATATGATAATGTAGATCCATTAAAGTCATAATCTGTAAACTCATCTCTAGTTCTCAGATATGATTTTATAGAAGCTTTGATATCTTCAAAGTCTAATGCTGTTAACTTATTCGGTTGCATTTAACTAGGTCTCTGTAATACGAATGATATAGACTCGGTAATAGGCAATCCAACAACCTTATATTTAACGGTTACTGAAACTTTACCTGCAGTATAAAATGGAGTTAATTTGCAACTTAGAAGCTGCACTCTAGATTCATATTGGTTAATGGTATTTATGATCTCACCTTGTATTGTATCTAGTGTAAAGGGATCTAACTGTTCAAATAGTCTTTGATATACTCCACTACCAACATTACTCTTGAATAATTTTTCTCCTGGTCTAGTTAAAACTAGATTTTTAATAGATTGTTTGATTGCATTTGCATTTGTTACCTTTGAACAATCATCAGTAAACCTATTTTTAGAAAATGCGATATTAACATCAGCGAAACTTCTAGATTTATCTTTGGTTAATTCTGCTCCTGTTATTGGTTTTAATGCCACTATTCACCTTCCCTTTTTTTAAGATAATAGTCACTTCTTGGGTCTGTAATTAAATATTTACAGTGTTCCCAACCATTCTTTCGGAATTCTTCAGACATATCAACAGGTCTATTTGCCACACCCTTTCCATACGTCTTATTATAAGCTGCCTCCATTTCCTCTGTAGTAGGTCCTACAGAGCTGCCTCTTGGTACTATACTTTTGAATATAATGGGATCACTCATGAATAAAGACGGTATACGTCCTTATTATTTATCTATTAAACATAACGTTTTTCACATCTTTCTTTATTTGGTTCTGTTTTTCCACATCTCGTCTTTTTTTATTCTCAGCCATATCTGCCATTGTTTTAGAATCTAAAAAATGTGTCATACACCATCTACCCATATTTTGACCTGAATATTTTGGATCCAATCTAACTTCCAGAACCTGATGCCTAATAAATGATGGGAAAAGTATCATTCTATTGCTAACTACTTCAATATCAAGCTTATAATCAGGAAATATAAACTGCCCTCCTTCAAATTTTTTAGGTTCTTTAAAGAACCAAAATAGACCAGTAACCGTTGATGCATCTGTATGTGCTCTATAATAGTTGTCACTTTCATAATATGACAATAATGTAGCATCATAGTCGCAAGTCTTAATAAAATTGGTAAAAAACCAACTTTTTCCCTGTTGTAAGACCTCTTCTGTGAAAATTTTGCGATTTAAGCGTAAAATCTCGCATTTTTCCCGTTTTTTTGCAAAATATTCGTCTAAATGAATGCATTTATTCATTTTTAGGAAGCCATTCGCATCAAAAGCACTATAAGAGTCGACTGGATCTAAGAAAATGTCCTCTTTATACAGATTATCGACCTCATTCCACAATATTTCCATCTCTTCATCATTAAAATAATCATCTACAACGATGAATGGAAACCCATGTTCATGTGTTTGTATTTTCATAATTAATAGTTGCTCTCGTTTCTATCGAAGACTATGTTAAAAGATAAACTCATTCTATCATGATTTGTCTGATTTGTCGTTATACCATGCATCAACCAACCAGGAAAGAAGGCAAGCAAACCATTACTAGGAACTATTTGCTCTCTTTCACATAAACCTTTATAGCAAAAAGATGAAGTCATAGCAGGAGTTGGATTTTCAAAGTATATGTTACCATCAGATCCATCAGTTTTATAATAGTATACTCCAGACACATCACTAGTACCATGATGATGGCAATGTCCATAATTACCTTTTTTAAATAAAGAAATCCATGAACTTCCAATATATCCATTAGTATGAGGAAAACCTATAGCTTTCATATAATGGTCTAAATGATATACAATTTGATCTCTCAAAAAGTTTAGATCATTTTTAATAATGAAATTATCTTTAAAAGTTGGGTCTGAAAGGAAATGGGTTGCACCCCAATCCCCTTTCATTCCAAATTCAACTTCTTTTACTGCTGTAGTAATTTCACTCTGTATTTCATCAAAGTTATCAACCTTCTCCACCCAATATATTGGAGTTGGATACAAATTAGCTAAAGTGCCTTTCATTTTCCAGTAATAGTTCCCCAGAGTACTTTAAGTAGTCCTTTTTTAGCATCTCCCTGAAGTTCATCAAAAATATACATGTTAAGTCTGAATGCATAGTTTGCTTCAGTAATCAATGTATTAACCTGATGCTCATTAACTTCCAACCCATCTAGAACTGCTCTGTAATCGGTTTTAAACGCCTTTGCATCATCTATCATAGGAAAGTCGTAAAAGTGTAATCCCTCTCCTTCAGGGGGATTTAACGCCTTCTTAGCAATACCCTTAAGAATTTGACCACCTGATAAATCACCAATGTACCTAGTATAATGATGTGCTATAAGAAGATATGGATCATTCTCTGCAATTTCATTAAGTCTATAACAATAGGTATTACATGCTTCCGAAGGAATCATTAGATCCCTGTACATAGGACCATAATAATATCTAAGATCTCTTTGTAAGAAAGCAGTTCTATAAAGTTTAGCACCCCATTGTTTCAATGTACTTGCTAGAGGATCTTTAGTTTCCTGTATCCTTTCCTCCATTGTCTCATAGACATAATAAAAGTCCGTGATTAATTTACGGTACTCTTCTGGGTTTAGTACTCCTTTAAGGAATCCAGCAACAAATTTAGTATTTTCTGCTGCATTATGAGATTTTTTAGTACCTTCTTTTAATCTAGTTGATAAAGTCATAATTCTCTATGTTTTTTTAGGAAAATGTTGCCTGATATAGCACATCTACCGTTACACTTATTAGGTGGAACCTTGTGCTTCATTCTACTTTCAAAAATAACTACCTTACCTGGTTTTGGATCTATTATACCCTCTGGATTCTGAAATAACAAGGGTGATGATCCTTCTGGAACGTTAACATAATAAACAAAGGAATAACAACTAATTCCGTGATTATGCCATTCTATGTCCTCACCTTCTTTATATGTAACTGCCCATGTCTCTACTGTCTTAAAATCATGCTCTGGAGGATCAAACTGATCATCAATAATTCGTTGAACCCAATCAACCATAGTTTTAACATGCTCTTGACTTGAATACAAGTCCCAGTCAGTCATTGTGCAATGTGCTTCTTCAGGATTTACTCCTGTCTTACCAGATCCCAAATCTTGTATGATATGAAATAATTTCTCATTAATATCATTATATGGTGGATAATGATATTCACCAATTTTCTTACCTGTATGTTCTGGTAGAGATACTAGAGAAGTACCAGTACTATGATGATTTCTTTCTAATTTACCTGATTCTACAAAGTCAGGTAGATCCGTATTCATTTCTACAGGTATTTTTGTATTAGTATTGAGAACTATATTACCAGATATAGAAATTCTATATTCATCATTATTAAAGAATGGATATACCTGATGCTTTAAATTAGATGGGAATAGAAGCATAGTACCTTCTAATGGTGTTCCCATATCATACCAAAATGAATGACTAGCACCAAAAATATCAGTATAATGAAATTCAAATGATCCATTTGAAGCATGACCTGACATCTTACCTGCTCTTTTAGCAATTGCAACTTCTGGATTTGTTCCTGTTTCGTTCTGTTCCTCATTAGTATAAGGAATTTTCATCCAAATAACAAAACTAAAGCATCCAGTATGGTCGTGAGTAGGGTTATATTCACCTTGTTGCTGATAATTTACCCACCATTTATGTAAACAAAAAGGATGTAGGTTATTAACCGCAATTTTATCTCCTGGATTACCAAAGTTATGCATATATTCTTGCATCAATGGATCCAAGACGTTAATGTAAAAGTAATCTTCCTTATCTTCAAGATAGTAACTGTCCATTACATGACCAGCAAGCATCTCACCACAAGATTCTCCCTTATTACCAACCATATCCCAAAGGAACTTCATATGATCGGCACTAAGTTTTTTCTCCATCCACCCACCAGTAAAAGGTACGACAGGTCTAGAAGACTCTTCTTTACTATTGTAATGATCTACTGCATTTGCTGGTTTTAGATATAAATCACCATCTCCTTGAGTATTCCTTGGTACAGGTGGAACACCTGTAGGAATTCTATAATCAGGTAATGTATTAATACCAGAATTACCCTCCCTTTGTATAACAGAGGATTTTAATTCCCTGTCAGGGTTCTTTCTCTGATTAATTATACCCATTATCTACCCTGTCCTCGATAGGCTTTCTTCTTTGCATTACGTGAAGTAGCACTCAACTTAGTATGAGGACTTCTTCCTTGACGAGTTTTTTTAGGTTGCGGAAGAATGTAATCAGTATTACTCCACGCACCACCATTTTTGAACTTTGGCATAATTAATCTCCAATAAAAACGTCTTTACTCCCACCTGAGATAGTTGATAAGCAAGGCCACTCAGTTGTGTCCTCACCTAAATCGTCACCTATTCTACCAGCAAGTTTGCCTGTAATCCATACTGTCTTCGTACTAGAGTAACATCTCCGTTGATGTCCCTCTGAAGACTCTCTACCACCTGATATACCCTCCGTGCAATGCCACGCAGGACTTGATCTGACAGTAAAACACTTTCTACCAACGGAAGTAGTAGTGTGTTTTGTTTTAGTAGGGTGTAGAACAAGCTCATCTCTATCTATGATAGGGATCTTGTTGTTTATTATAACACTCCTTTCTAACTTTTGTCTAGGTTTTTGCTCAGTAGGCTTCCAAGTTGTAACAGCATCCATCTGTGCCACGGGCTTTGGATTGATTTGCCCTGCTGTTGGTGAGTGAGGACATCCACCAAGTACGCCTCCACCTAGTCCTGGATGGTGTGAAGATCCACTACCAGTACCATGACCGCTACAATTACCTTTAAATAACGCTGCTCCTATTGCCATTATGGTAAATACATTCCTGTATCGTAAGGGTTTCCGTATGCTGCAATCGCAGCTGACCATGCTGCATTAGCTCTGGTCAAATCATTCCATATTTTCATGGATCCACTCGCAGTCCACGGTTTACATCCATCCCCAAGTAACCCAGACATGGAAATTGTCTGGTTTGGACCAGGAGATGAAGCTGCAGGTGCAGTACATGATATATGCCCACACCCACTTTCCACGGTACTACATGATAATGTTACATTAATATCTATACTATCTTGAGGATCTGGTCTATATTGCTTCATCATGTACTTAGTATACTCTGACGCATGAGGTAATTCACTAATTCTACCCTGTATAGTAGTAACATAACGCTCATCATGGTTACTATATTCGGGAATAATCTTTTGTGTTATATCATCTATATGCTGCATTCTACTTCTATGGTTCTCATCACGGAGATATTGCTTAAGAGTATCCTTTAATTCCGTAGGTATTACAGTACTATTGTCTACTACACTCATATCTAAGTCATCAATTCTATTAGATTCCCTTAATGGGTTTGTAGCAGTGTCACTATACATCCTTTGAGCCTTTTTTCTAACACGTTGAGCGTTTGGATCACCCTTAACACTGAAGTCTGCTACCTTATATTGATCAAAAAAGTTCTCAGGTAGGTTTTCTAGTGCTCTTAACGTAGCAGCACTAGATTCTGAGTCACCTTCTGGTAAAGAAAGTAGATATGTTCTTATATCATCCGCATATGTTGATCTATATGCACCGTTCTCTATGGTACGATCCACTACCTTGTGCACATTTCTTATCTGTAACTGTGGTGGAGATGAGGAAGAATACCCAGATCCTCCGTCAGTTACCTGAATACCAGTCATCGCACCGCCTACAAATTGAGCATTTACTGTTGCTCTCTTACCTGTGGTGGTTAAGGGGGCGGTAATATACACATCTGGTACAGCATCTAGTGTTTGCCAACCAGATCCACCATCAATTATACTAATATTATCTACCTGTCCATTAACAATAGACATAGTAACCTGTGGCACTCTTAGATCATGGAACCTATTTGGTGCTTCTTGATCTACATCAGCAGTAACATACTGTATAGACTTATTCATAAACTCATAGAAACCTACAAGATGTGCTCGGTCTGGAATACCCCAACCTGCTTTTGCTGTAATTACGTGGTTCCTATCAGATGTATACTGTGTCTCTTTAACAAAATTACTACCACAAGCATCAATATATGCTACATGGTATGGAAAATTATCTAAATCGGTATGAAATACACGAGTTACTATATGACCATTGATTGTATCACCTGCTCTTAGTACATCAAACCCTTCTTGACCCTCTGTTGCCTGTACTGGACCTACTGTTTTAATCTTTATGTTATTAGTAAGAACAGTTGTACTATTATCTGGGTGGGTATGAGTATAACTTAGAGAAAATGTGGTTCCCACGGTGTATCCTGTACCAGGCGATAAGACCTCTGTAATACGCCAGGACG